CTGGAAGATCTCGTTCATTGATTATATCTTCTTCAGAAGCAATACCTACCATAGCATCAATTTCTGGTTCTTTTAATTCAAAATCAAGGTAATGTTTCGCAGCTACTAAACAAGATTTAGCATTAATGATTTTTGCTTGCCACCAATGAGGAAAATCAACTTCTTGTTCACCTTCAAATTGATCAATCATTTTATAAAGTTCCATAGCATATTTTCCAATACGATATAAATCAGCTTTAAGCATATGAGGTTCATCATCTTCATGACCTAGATCCATATCTTCATCTAGTTTACCTTGTTTTTGTAAAATAGATTGTTGTAGATTATCAGGTAATTCTTTACGTCCATCAGTAAATTCATCATCATATTTTGAAGTAAATGATGTTGATTTTTTCTTTTCAGTTAAAGCATCAATAATCATTTCTCTTAGTCTGCTATTTTCCATTGTTATATCAGATTGTGTTTCTTTTTCTTGTTTTCGTCTTTGGCCATTAACGGCGATACTATAAGCATATAATTCGCCGTCAGCATTAGGGCCAAATCTGTCATAAAGTTTATCTAAACGACTACTAATGATAGATTTAAATCTATTCATTATTTCTTGAGATTCTTCAGAATTAAAATCTTTCATTAGTAATTGTTATATTAAGCTTTATCTTCTGCAGTTGATGTCTTTTTGAAATCCGCTGCAAGTTTTTTAAGGCTATTAGCTGCACTGCGTGCACGTCCACGAGCTGCTTTTGATGTTTTAGCATGCTCGGTTTCCATAATAGCAACTTGTTCTTTAATTGCGTCTAAAAGTTCTGTTGTGTTCATAGATTTTATTATTTATAGATTATTAAATATTAGCCTTCTCCACCTCCAATATATTCGCTAACGAAAAATTTAAGTGTGTTTCCGACTTGTGTTTCAAGTTTTTCATTACCCATTCCTTTTGCAATTTGAAAGGCTTTCATTAAATGATCCATAAGATCACCTTCAGTACCTTTCATATCAGCAGCAATATCTTCTAAACCACCAGTTGCTTCAGGAGCATCTTCAACAGGAGCTTCTTCATCTGTTGGTAAATCTTCAGTAGAAATATCTTCTGTATCTGTAATATCAACATCTTCTACTTCTTCATCTTTTTTCTTTTTGGCTTCTTCAAGCTCATCTTCAAAAAGTGGATCTGTTAAGTCTACATCAGTTTTTTCATTTAAGCCCCTAAGTAATTCTACATCTTTTATATTGTATTTTTCATTGCCAAATGGAGTTTTTACTGTGATTTCATTTCCATTAACAGCTACAACTTTTCCGTCCATTTCATCTTTTGGGATGGTTACTAAACTTCCTACTTTTATTGTACCTTCTCCACCTAATTCAGCAATAACCATTTCACGAATTTTATTTCTTAATGATTCATTTTCGTTAAGTGCTTTAAATGAAGGATTTAAATTTTCAAGGGCTTTACTTTCCTTTAAGAATTTTTTTAAGTCAAAATTATCCATTTTATTTTTTATTATTTGTGTATAAATATTCAGAAAGTAATGTTCCTATCGCTCCTACTTTTTGTCTAATAAAAGACCATTCATCTCTCACCATATGATGTGGTTCTTTAAATGATATACCTAATACACCTATTAAATGGTTATCTAAACTATATACTCCAAGCATACAAATAGATTTAGTGCCAAATTGGGTAGTTAAATATTCTAAACCAATAGTATCTTCTACTGCACTGACATCATCTATTGATATTTCATCCTCATCGTATATTTTTGAAAGTACTCTAGGAAATAAAGATACTGGGATGTTTTGAAATGTATGTTGAATTGGGGGAGTATTTGGAGAGGTTTTTTCATAAAAAAAGGAAAATTTCTGGATTGATTTTCCTGTAGGGTAAAAATGTCCTCCGTTATGGAATTGGGCTAACCATACTCTATCACAGTATAATTCATCCATTATAGCTTCTAATTGTCCATCTATTAAAGTAGAAGTTTCAAGAGCTTCCCGCATTGGAGTTTTCTTATCAGATTTTTCCATTTTAAGTTTAACCCAATTAACCATAATAGGGCCAAGTACAGCAGTAATTAAAGCTACTACTATTGTAGTAAACATTGTGAATATTTCCATTATTTTTTAAGAGAATTTAAATATTTAACTATTTCATCTAAAGATTGTTTAGCACGTTCTTTATCAATTCCACCAACCCATTTTTGTACTTCACCATTCTCAGAAACATAGCCTTCAGTTTTATCTGAAATAATATTTTCAAAATAATCTAAATGCTCTTTAATATAATGATCTATTTCTGTGTTAAAAGTTTGATCAGTGTATGATCCCCATTTACCTTCAATTTTTAAACGTGTTTCAGTAGTAGCTCTACAATCAACACATTCTCCGAAAGATTTATAATAAAAAGGATCTAATTGCCTATCCATTACATTTTTACATTTTGGACAAAATAAAGGAACAGCGGCTTGTTTAAATTTATCTAATTTAGTAACATTTTCTCTAACTCCATCTCTAATAGTCCAAGTTTTACCTTTTTCTTCCCAAATATCTCCTTCTTTATGATCTTCTTTTACTTCACCATTATAACCAATTCCCGCTACAGTACGATCATTATGTTTACCTTTAACAAGGTTACGTAAACGTTCTACATCACGTTTTTGAAATTCTTTTTTTAAAACTGAATCTTTCATTATTTATTTAAATTAATAGAGTCTGTCCATTCTCTAAACATCATATTGCCCTTTTCATACGCTTCTTTTTCTATCTCAGGTAAATCACCTTCTTCATTTGTATTTTGAGTTGTAATATTACCTAAACGATCTTCACAGTTTTGCATATGATGAACCATTTCATGTGCAAATGAACGCATGATATCTTTTGGATGGCGATTTAATGTATAAAGTACTATAATACGACTATTTGGATTATAATATGCTGTTTTACCAAAAAAGTTTTGAGCGTTTTCTATATCATCATTTACAAATCTTATTTTAGGTAAAGGACGAATATTCATTCCTTTATTTAACATATATTCTGTAAGTGATTTAATTAATGGGGGGTAACTAAATTTGCTAGGTTCAGCATATATTTCATTAATTAAAGAGACTAATTTCACCATGATTATACATATCACAATTCTCTTTTAATACTAGTTCTAAATTCAGTAAATGATGGAGAATGATTAGGATTTTCTAAATCAAATATAGTTTTTACAGTTTTAAATAAATTTAAATCTTCTTCATAAGTACGAGGAGATTCAACTACTTCCCATCCTTTTCCTTGCATTTTATCTTTTTTAGGTCCTCGTTTAGCTGATTTAAGCCATAAGATACCACGATGGTCTATTTTTTTATTAAAACATTCTTCATAACACTTTCCATAAACTGCTGTTTGAAAATCATATGTAGTATGTAAATGATTAGATGTTTTAATATCTAATACCCATCTTTTACCTTCAATTTCAACTACTAAATCACAGGTACCTGCTACTTTCCATTCATCTGAAAATAGATGTACTTCTGTTTCTATAAGTACTGGATTAAAAGTTTCCCAAAATTCAACAAAACGAAGAAACATTTGCCAAATATTAACATCATATTTAGGGTCACCTGAAGGAGATAAAAAGTTTAATTCTTCTCCGTTAAGGTAAGCTTCACATAATCCATGGGTTTGGGTTCCTTCGTCAGCTGCTTTTCTAACAATGTAATCAGCGTTATTACCTACTTGTTTTAACCAATCTTCAAAATGTTTTCCTTTAGGATAGTATTGTAGAACATATGTTATGGAAGGATAATATTCTCCATTTCTTAAATAATAACGAGAATCAGGAAGTGTGATTTGTTTAGAATCTTCAGAAATTTGAAGAACACGTTGATATTGTTTTTTAATAATCATATAATTGATAATTTTTTCTCCATAAGTTTATATTGGGTTAATGGAGATGTGGTTTGTATTAATTTGGTAAAATTTTCAAATCCCATATCACTAGGATCTTTTCCTTTAAGTTCAACTAAATAAACTTCTTTCCCAATATCTAAAAGTTGTTCACAAAAACCAAGGGCTTGTTTAATAGCATCATTATCTAACGCGATATATATTTTTTGTACTTTAGAAGTAACAATTTTTTTCATTAAACTAGGTTGTAAATTTTTACCAAATAATGGTATAACATTACGTTTTATAGCCATAGCATCAAATGGACCTTCACATAATATAATAGGTAAATCCCAATTAATAAACAATTCAAACGGTATTATATCACGAGAAGTATCCGGATTACGATATTTAATAAAAGAATCTTTTTCAAATGATCTAGCGGTGAAATAATTTAATTTTCCGTTATTATCATAAGATGGTATGATAATCATATTCATAAATTGACCTGAATCGCAGTAACCTATGTTATATTTGATTATATCTTGCTTAGTTATGTTTCGTTTTTTTAAATAAGATAAAGCATGTCTTGCTATAATATCTTTATTATTAACAAATGTTTTATATTCTTTGGGTAATTCAAGTAAATTAGATTTAATTTCTTTTATATCATCTAAAGATATATTTTTAACTAATTTATTTAATTCTTGAAAATAATCAGAAGAAACCTTTAAACGTTTAAATAAACTTTTTATTGTTTTACCTTTTTGACCACAAACCCAACATTGCCAAGGATTAAATCCTTCTTTATTTTCTGTAAAATTAATTTCAAGTTTTGGTTTTTGATGGTGACAAAAAGGACATGTGTAAGCTTGATTTCCTCTGGCTGTTCGTTTACTAGTTCCTAAAACATTATTTACTAAATTAACTAATAACTCATTTACCATAAAATTAAAATATGATAAATATCTTACATATCAAAATCTTTTCTATAAAATTTACCTAAGATATTATCATTAAAATATAGATCAGGTTCTTCTAACACTCTATAAACAAACAAAGTTTGTGTTTCATAGTATGTTAAAAGTTTTTTGTTTGGACACGTAATCAGAATCTCACGTTTAAAATTTTCTTTTGGTTCTGTTTTTAATAGTTCAAGTAATATTTTATTTGACCCCCAATATTTTTTCCAATCAGATTCCGCTATTGCAAGTTTGTATGATGGTCTTCTACCAACTACACCTTCATACATTGCAAGTTCTTTTTTAGTTAATTTTATTTTTTTATTATGGTAAAGTACTTTTTTACCAATATAAGATTTATTAGTTGGGGTGTGGGTTATCTTATAGATAAAACCATAAGTATTGTTTGGGAAGTGAGAGATATCCTCAATTTCATTTTTTTTATATAACCAATTCATAATTATAAGTCTAAGTTAACTAATATAGTAGTATCAGTTATTTGTGATAATGGTAATGGTTGAGAAAGTTTAGCTACAGCTAATAATTCATAATCATTATTATATAATCCTACAGTTGTGACAAATGGTGAAAAATATGAACTTGTAACAAAATTATAAACTGTAGAGTATAAAGGAGTATTTTGGTTTAGATAACATAGATAATGTTGAAATGAATCATAATAATTTCCTTGATTATAAACAGAGATATCATATCCTGTAGCGTAATCTATAATTGTTGGGTTTTGAGAT